TTGCAGTCATCAATTCTTTCTTGAATGATGTGCACATAAAGTTGCCGCTAAATGCCATTTTACAATCTCCTTATAAGGTCGGCTAGTTCAGGATGACCTGCTTCCTTGAGAGCATTATACACAGTTGTACGGTCACTGTGAATAGCTTGTCTCATATAGTAAGCCACCAATTTCTCCAGATGCTTAGAGTAGGCACGAGCCTGATCCCTTATTTCTGGATGCGCTGAATCCGAAACAGCAATGATCTTTTGCACACACTGTTCGGATAATTCATCAGGGGTAAGACCCCTGTTATGGGTTGTATTTATTTGAACTAAAGATTCATCTCTAGGAACACTTACATCTATTTTAAACATTATTGTTTAGCCCTTATAACTTTTCCAGTTCGGTACTCATCAGTTGTTTCTTTTGCTTCGCCAAGCATCTTAATACCAACAATGGATTCTTCAAAGCGTTTATTATACATTGCCATAACGTCTTGTTCACCTTTCATGTATATATACGCTTCAATAAGCGCCCCATACAATAAAGCCATCTCAGCGTTTTCACTTAGCCACGTTGTTGAGCTATCTGATAGCTCTGTAATACTTTGTGGTCTATAAAAATAATGAAGTTCAGCAGTAAATACTGCGTTTGGTGTGGGTGCCAATAAAAAATTGTTAACATCAAATTGACAGTAATATCTTGGAGAACCTGTAGTGGTAGGATCCGGCGTGTATTCTTGAACAAAACTTGGGTCTTTAAAGTCTATAAAAAACTTGTCCCCATCTGACCCTGTCATACTCATAGAAAATGGTGCTAAAAAATCAGACGGCACTTTTATGTACTGCACAGAAGCACTCGTTTGCGCTGTAGCATTCTTACGAAACAAACTTAACTGTACATTTTTAAGAATGCGTTCCTCAGATAATCGGATAAACAAAGGTATATTATTAACAAAGCTTGTCTCTTCGTATTCCGTGTAAGCTTTTATAGCATCTTTTAATTGTAAGTATGTAAAACTCATATCATCACACTATTGTTATATTTCCAACCATACTACTGTGGCTTGTACATTGATACACCAAAGATGTATCGGAGGGTTCATGGGGCACAATGAATTGTGTTAATCCTGTTGTTGAATTGTAATTATCTGTAACGCCCGTAGTAAACGCTGAACCACCACTAGATGTTCTAATCTGCAAAGGATGACTTCCTACGTTAGCCGTATTGTCAATCAAATAGGTATGTCCCTTGTAAAAAGTAAAGTTTGGGTTGTCCCCAGACGTAGCGCCAGGGCCAGTAAAGGTATATGCAGAAGATCCATTTGTACCTGTTGTGTACTTAGTAACAGGGCCAGTTGTCTCATCATTAACTCGAATCCATGCTCCACCATGCGCAAAATATAGTCCCCCAGTCGCATGGACATGGGCTACAGCACCATGATATGTAGATGCACTAGGTAAATCGCTAAGTGCGCTATAATAAAATACAATCTTATTTGCACCAGAGCTTACATCTATAACGCCGTTGGTATCTATAATATCAGTTAAAGTTGAGCCGTTTCCAAGTGCCGCATATATTTCTGTAAAGTTTGCGTTTATCTTGGTTGCCCCTGCACGAAGGGTGTCACCATTACCATCGTTTGCGCTGCTTCCTATTCCTACACTTTGTAAAGCCATGTTCTATCCCTCGTCAAATGTGTCTGTAGTAGAGTCTAAGGTTGTTGTTGTGCTATCAAAGCTTGGTGCTGTTACACTAGGATTAACTGTAACAGTCCCTATAAGAGCATTAGCACTAACTCCAGATGGGGTTATATCATCATTACCAGAGTCTGACGTAGTTATTGTAACTGTGCCAATTTCCCCAAGAGCAGTTAAATTATTTCTAGGCGTAATACCCAGTATGTCTCTAAAACCAACAGGATTATACCCGTGTTGGATAGCCCTCTGCTCTGGCAACTCTGTCTCTGGTCTAGGACCGCGTAAAGCTTGTGGATCTGGAAACGCTCTTGGTGGAAACAACTGTGGATGTTTAGTCTCAAACTCATCAGGACCGACCTTGGCACCCGTCCACTCTGTCTTCATCTCACGAAGACGGTAACGGCGACCTGACCGATCCGATATACCATAAGCATGTTTACCACTAGCGTAGGCCATTACACCCTCAGATAACTCAAACTAGGCTGCAACTTTAAAGGTGTTCGACCTTGATCCTCGTCCGCTGCACGTTGGAACTCTTCTTCATAAACTGACTTCAACATTTGAATACGATCTGGTGCTCGTTTCATAGCCATGTAGTAGGCTAACCCCGCCACCATACAAGGATAAAAACGAAAAGGCATATCAGTAGTATTAACAAGAGCGTCTGCATCTTCTATCCTGCGTACATAATAATAACGAACTTGGTCTGTAGAGTTTTCAGGAGTAGACCACAAATACATTACAGGTGTAATTTGCCTATCTAACCAAAACTGACTTGGTCTGCCCTGAGTAGTTTTATTAGGGACTGTCGCATAATCACCACGACTAATACGTTGGAGTTCATAGTCTGTGCCGCTTCTACGAATGACCACGTCTAAAACATCAACAATGTCCGCAGCCAAAGAGTACTCTGATGTGCCTTGTGTGACAGTAAAGTTTGCTTCTTTAACAGTCCACAAGTTAAGACCACGATTAGCCCAGTCTGCAAACATCAGATTCATAGACCTACGAGCCGTCTTAGCATCATACCCCGTGCGAACTTCTAGTCCACACCTCTCGTATGCTTCTTCGATTACCTCTCCGACATCGAGGTTAAAATCTCTTGATCCTGATGTTGTCATTGTATCAACTCATATGTGGTTTCTGATTTGTCTTTACATTCACAGCGCCACCGTTTTTATAGCCCATACGAGCAGCAACTTCAGGTGCTTTCTTTTTTAAAGCTTTGATTCCTTTGCCCTTTGGACCTTCAGGTATCGGTTTCTTCTGTTCCATCGTTATCCTCCTGGTTATAAAGATTATCAAACACTCGATTGACATCTAGTGTATAGTCTAAATCACTTTTTGAATAGTGCGTATGTTGTGAAGGTCTAAAGTCTGGTGCACCCTCACCCACTGCAAACCAAGCAGGATGTGTAACCCGCACTCGATTATTCGGTAAAGCTACTATATTGCCCGTCCACTCTCCTGCATCCAACAACTGCATCACATGGCTTTGTTTATGTTGTGCCGGATCATCCGCAATCTCAGAGTTTGTATAGTCTACAGTAAAAAGATATTTAGCCGGAAACATCTCACCGTTTATTTTGGCTAACCAAGGACATGGTGTAGCTCTGTCTAATGTATATACTGCATGATGATGTGAA